AACTTATAAGAAAAGGTCGAGAATGGGTAGATAGTTTGTTGAAATCTTATAAAGTCCTATATAATTTTGTATATGCAGAGAATGATTCTGCTATAAAGTGGTTAGAAGCACTTGGGTTTATTTTTATAAAGTATCACAAAAAATATGGACAACATGAAAAACCATTTTATGAATTTCTGAGGATAGCCTAAATGTGTTCTCTTGCTGCTGGTATTAGTGGAGGTCTAAATCTTTTTCAAGGACTTGCTATGCGTGGTGCTGCAACTGACGCTGCGGAGCAAACTGCTGAACAAGAAAAAACAGGTGTTAAATCTGCTGAAGACAGTAAAAGAAATCAACAATTAGCTTTATCTGAACAAAAAGCATCAAAAGAAAAACAAGAAGCACAAAATGTATTTGCTAAAAATATAGACATATTAAAAGCTCAAAGTGCTTTGTTAGCATCAGGTCAAGCAGGTAACAATATAAATTTATTGTTTGCAGATTTAGGAAGACAAGGAGGTAATTTTAGGGAATCTATACGACAAGACTTAGAATCATTTAGTAGGCAGTATGATAGAAATATACAAGGTACAGAATCAGAATATCAAAACATAAGAAACAGATTGAGAAGTAATACTATAACTGCCTACAATCAAATACCTTCAATGGGATCAATCGTTTTAGGTGCTGCTACAAGTGCCTTTAATACCGAACTTTCTCTAGATGACGGAATCTTTAGTTAAATTATGACATCAAGTTTTCAAAGCACAGCAGCCACAAGGATTTACGATAGTCCTGTAAATACTTTTGTACAGCCTGTTACTGCTATACAGAAAAGTAGCATGGCAGATTTAGCAGAGATTTTACAAACAGTTAATCCAGCAATAACAAAATTTCTTGTAAATAAGAGCAACACGAAAGCAGAAAAAGATAGAAAACAAGCTATTGCAGATGTGTTAGATGCTGAAATAAATGGTGGTGCTATTGCTGATTTATCAAACAAAATTGAAAAAGTTGAAGGCAGACAAACAGCTAGAGAAATAATAGGTGGTACAAGAGCTTATAGAAGACAATATGAAAAAGCTTTAGTGACATTACAAGCCCAGAAAAGAGGTAACAGAATGGAGAGTGACTATGATGTCACTAGAATTGATACAGGTGGAAAAGATGAAAATGGAAAACCTATATTAAAGTTTTTAAAAGAATTTAAAACTGATAGCAATGAATATAGAACTTGGAGAAAAAGTTATCTTGATGAAGATTTAGATAATTTTAAAAATTTAGGTATTGATTCAACTGTAGTAGATGAATTTTATATTCCCGAAATGAGTAAGGAGATGTTTAAAAATGCTAATTATGGAACTAAACAAAATCAAGCTTTTGAATATAATAAATTTCTAGGATTGATGCCTGAGATTTTAACAGAAGCATCTTTACATTTGAGCAAAGGAGAAGAAGATCAAGCAGGTGAAATTTTAAATAACTATCTAGAAAATATGTATAAGGGTGGTATTACTGGTACAGATGCCACTAAAACATATACAACTCTTATAAATAATATTTATGCTCAAGGTGAAAAATTATTAGATATAGATATAAGCAAACCTGATGCTGCTAAACAATTAGCTTTAGCTGAAAGTTTTCCAGATAGACTTTTAAGTTTAGTTAAGTATGGAGAAAAAGATCTTAGAAGTCATAAAGACTATTTAACAAAATCAGCAGCTTTTGATGAAAAGTTTGAAAGATTAGTATTGCAGAAAATAAAATATAAAAATGAAGTACAGCCTTTATTAAACAAATTAGAAATTAAAGGTAAATTTAAAACTTTAAATAATATACCTCTTACTGTAGATATGACAGAGCAAGAAAAAAGTACAGCAATACAAAACAAACGAAGTGGATATGAAGCTTTAAAAAATGATACTAGATTTACAACAAAAGAAGAACAAGCCTATATAGACCAATTAGGTAAATCAGATAACTTTGATCTTAAAAGTAAGATTATTCCAGATCTACAAAAGAAAATCATAGCAGGTGTTTTTGATGGTTTAGATACTGAATTAGAAAAAGCTCTTTCAGATATAGAAAACAATCATGCAACAATGGACAATGAAGCAATCGACTTGATAGATAAACTTAAAAAGTTTGCAGCAAAAAGTGATGGTTTAGGAGAAGATATACAAACTTCTACAACCAACATAATGAATATAGTTAACGATAACTTAGGTACAAGTGATAAATTTTTTGTGCAAGGATTTGGTGAAGGAAATAAAGCACCTAATATGGCAAAAGCAACGAAAATTAGTTTTGAAGTTCGAGATAAGATAAAAAAATATTATACAGATTACATACAGGAAAATCAAAAACGACCTACAAGTTTAGAAGTACAAGCAATAGAACAACAATATGCTGTACAAGCTTTAGCTGCTGATGGTCAAGAAGAATTTGTAAAATTAAGAGATGACTTATATCCAAATGCAGTAAACCCTTTTAAAAAATCAGAACGACAACTATATCAAGAAAAGATACAAGGAATAAATTTAAATAGAGAAGTACCTGCTGGTAGTTTTGGAATAGGATCTACAAAAGATGACGATATGATAAAAGAAGGAAAGGAAGGAAGTGTTAATAGTGGTCAAAACAATAATAATCAGCCTTACGAAACAGGAATAGATTTAACTTCTTTAAATACACCACAAAATCAGAAAATTTTTAGTGATATTATTACTTCATTAGGTGGTGTAGATGGCAGTTTACTTGCTATGGCTCCTACAACTCAAGAAGATACTAAAGAAACAATTAGCAAAAATACAAATGCAATACAACGTATGGAAACTAATTTTAAAACAATTTATAATTTAGCTAAAGAAGTTGGTATTAAATTTCCAGAAGTAGTTGCAGCACAGTTTGGTGCTGAATCAGATCATGGATTATTAGTTACTGGTAAGAATAACTACTTTGGTATAAAAGCAACGCAAGCTGAAATAGATGCTGGTCAATCAACACTAGCACCTACATTGGAAGAAGTAGATGGTAAAAAAGTAAGAGTAATGGCACATTTTAAAAACTTTGATACTGTAAAAGAATCAATAGAGCATTATAAAAAATTCTGGAATGACGATATAGAAGATAGAAAGGGTACTGTTAATGTAGATACTGCTGAAGAAGCAATAATAAGATTAAAAGAAAATGGTTATGCAACAGATTCAGACTACGTTAAATTAGTAACAGATGTTCTTAATGATGCTCGTAGAAATCCAGCATTATTTTAAAAAATGACAGACTCAAACTTAATTCCACAAGATGAAAATACAGTACCAGAAGGTGCTTTTGGTATCGGGTCTAAAGAAACTGATGACTTTACAGAAAATGAAAGATTAAAAAATTTTGGTATTAAAGATATACCTAAAGCAATTTTTGACCAACTTAAAAGTAACTCAGGTGCAATCGTTGTACCAAACCAAATCACAGAAAAAACTTTAGAAGATGCTGCAAAGTTTCAAGATGAGTTTTTAAAACCAAGATCAGAAGAAGAAGCTACTGCTTTAAGAGCTACAGCAGCAGGTATTGTTGATATACCAAATGAAATAAAACATATAAGTGATTTTTTACAAGGTAATCCTTATGACCCAAATGAGTTAATTGATCTTAAAGCTTTAGGTCTTGAAAAAGAAGGTGATATGGATGATGCAGCATACCAGATATTTAAGTTTGGGTCTGGATTTTTAATACCTTATGCAGGTTTTAACAAAGCTTTAAAAGGAGTAAAAGGAATAAAAGCACTACAAGGGATAAAACATTATGAAAAAGTTGCTACTGGTGCTAGATGGTTTACAGCAGGTGGGGCAGCAGATTTTGTTGGCATAGATGCTTATGATGAAAACTTATTTAATTTTCTTGGAAAGATAGAAAATCCAGTACTTACTAATAGATTTGTAAAACCTATTGTTGAATATTTATCTGCACCAGAAAGACCAGAAGAAGGAGATGAAAGTAATTTTGGAGAAGCAAAACTAAAGCAATTTTTAACAGGTACAGTCTTTGGAGAAACTATTGGACTGTCAGCAACAGCAGCAACTAAATTACCTAAGTTAAAAAATGTATTAGAACCTTACGCTGTAAGACTTATTGATGACATTACAGGTGGTCCTAATATATTAAATCCAGAACAGATGGCTAGTAGAACTATTCAGTTATTGAAAGATATAAAAAATGATCCAAAAAGATTAGATTTTGCTTTAAAACAAATTAAAAGATTAAAGAAAGCAACTCTTGTAGGTAGTGAAGAATTTTCTCCTGAGTTTGTAAAAACATTAGATAACATACCTGATCTTAATAAAGCAGCAACACCAAAAACAAAAGTAAAAAGCAAGACTAAAACAAAAGCTACTGATCTGCCTTTACAAAAATCAAAAGCTAATCCTAATATCTGGGGTGATACAGAAAACATTACTAATGATACATGGGAGACTACAGGCAAAGTTTTAAATAGAGTCGTTATACCTGATGAGTTTTCAGTAGAAGCTGCAAGTGCTATGGGCTATGACGAATTATTGCCTAAAGTAATTCAGATAGCAAAAAAAATTAGTCCTAATGACCCAGAAAAACACATGAGGGTTATTTATCTAGGTGCAATAAAAGAACAAAAAAGATTAGCTACAAATGTAAATCAATACATGACTGATATAGAACAAGCTTTCATGCTTGGAGAAGATATACCAAATGAACTATTACAAAACTGGTCAGAAGATGTATCAAGAATGATAAATCTTGCAGGTCCAACTAAAAAGATAAGTAATGAAACCGCAGGTACAGTAAGAATAAATCAACTTATAGATGCAGAACCTAAAGATGTTGCTCGTAAGTCAGTTGACGAAGAAGTAGCAGCAGGTGTTGGTGGTGGAGAAAAAACTACTGAACGTGCAAGAAAAGAAAAATTCCAAACAACAACAAGAGATTTAGTTGAAAAGACTAAAAAACAAATTACTGAACAAAAACTAATACCAACAAAAGAAGAACTATATGAAGGTATGCAGACCTACATAAAAAATAATGACATTGAAGGTTTGTTAGGTATTACAAGAAAAGTATTAGCTATGCAAGGTGATAGTAAGAAAATAAGCAAACTTGTAAAAGGTATGAACTTATTTGAAAGAGGAGCTAAAGGTCTAAGAATTAGTAATGAATTGTTTATAAATAATTTATTGTCAGCACCAGAAACACAAATTATAAATATTATTGGTTCTTTATTTAATGTTGCTCTTAGTCCTTTTGATCTTGCATTTGGTAGTCCAATCATGGATAAACAAATGAAAATAAGGGCAGCTAGAGAGCTTGCTACTATTTTTACTTCTATGGAAGATAGCATAAAAGCAGCAGGTAAAGCGTTATGGCTTGATAAGAATATTCTTGATGAAAGAAGAATGTTTGGTACACAAGATGCTTACGAAAGATACGCAATCAGAATGATGGGTGATAATTTTTTTGCAAAAAGTATAAATTTTGTTGGTCATGGAATTAGAATACCTTCTCGATTTATGATGGCTGGTGACGAGTTTACAAAACAAGTTGCGTTTAGATCAGGTCTTATGGGTGATCTTACAACACAAGCAACAGAACGAGGACTTACAGGTAAAAGTTTTAGTATTTATGTAAACAGTAATTTTGATGAAATTATAGATATTGTCAATACAAAAAGTTTTACAAAAGGTATGGATGATGTTTTTCCTAATTTTGTACCAAATGAAAATATCTTAGACTCATATACAAGAAATTTAGATCTAGCAGCAGATAAGACATTTACAACTGAATTAGGTAAAGGATTTGGTTTAAATGGTGCAGGTTCAGCCCAAACAAAAAAACTTGCATCAATACTAAGATCTTCTGCTTTAAGACCAATAGTTCCTTTTGTTACCACACCTGTAAACATAGGTAAACAAGTTTTAAGAAGAACAGGTGTACCAGATCCTAGAACTTTATTTAAAGGTATGCCACCTAAATACAATTTAACTTTAGGAAGGATTTTAAAAGAACATAATGATAATTTATTAAGTGATGACTTAGCTACTGCATATAGGGCTAACGGAGAAGCTACTACAGGTGGTCTTTTATGGGGTTATTTTATAGGTTTAGCAGCAGCAAAAGATGATCCAGAAGCAGAATTAGCAATTATTGGTGGAGGTCATCATAATAAGTATTTAAGAGAAGGAGAAAAAAGAACTGATGAACTACCTTACAGTTTTAGAGTTTTACAAAAAGATAAAGATGGCAATGTAATTAGAGGAGATAATGGTTTACCAAATTATGAATACATAGATCTTTTATCTCGAATGGAGCCAATAGGTTCTTTATTTATGATTGCAGGTGATATGGCATATATAAGAGATTTTGTTAGTGATGAAGATTATGACAAGGCTGCTTATGCTCTTACAGGTTTGTTATCAAGAAATATAGGTAATAAATATATGCTTCAAAATGTTGCAGAATTTATTGATTTAACAAGTGATGTTGGTGCTTTGAAAAGATTTTATAGAGTACCAGCAAATTATGCTGCTAATCTTGTACCTTTTTCTTCTTTATGGAGAAGTATTACAAGAGCAAGAGGTGAAAAATGGACATACGAACTTCGTGATAACGAAGGTAAATTATTAGGAAAAGAAACATACGAGGGTAGATTTCCTAAAAGAAAAACAAAATTTAGAAAAGGAGATAGAAAACCTCAAGTAGAAAGAATGGGAGATAAAGGAGACTATACAGAAGATTATGGTGAATATGAAGGTAATGATTTTGGTAGTCTAAAACTATCTAATAATCCTTTTCAAGATTTAGATATTTTTGGCACAATGATAACTAGAAGTTTACAAGACTATACAGAAGGTTTTAGTGCAGATCTTGAACCAATAAGAAGCATGACAACAGGCAGAATTGCAGAATATCCAGAAGGTGCTTTTTTTGGTAATTACTTTAATCCTTTTAAATATAGAAAAGAAAAAGATAATCCTATTGATGAATATATAAGAAGAATAGAATTAAAACTTGTACCACCACTTGATACTATTAGTTTTAATAAATATGGTAATGAAGTAAATCTAACAACACCACAGTATAACAAGCTTACAAGTCTTATACCTTTTATAAAATTAAGTTATGACCAAAAAGGCAAACCTTTTTTTGATCCTCAAAATGGTAAAAGGTTTCCAGAAATAATTTTAGAACTTTCAAGAAATAAAAATAATATAAAAGCTTTAAAATTCTTAGAAGCTGATCGTTCTGGTGGTATTGACGCACAAGGAATGTTAACAAGAAAAGAAATCATAAGAACAGAACTTCAAACACCAGTAAGAAAATTTTGGAAAGATTACAAAAAAGTTGCTGTAGAGTATTATAAAGAATATATTATGGATAAGAAAATAAAAACAATGGCTGAAAATGAAAACATTAGAGCTAGTAAAGATTTTAACAAAATATTAGAGAATTTCTCTAGGAATTAATTATGGCTACCAACACCGCAGCTTCATTTACTAACCATACTGGTAATGGCAGTACTGCTAACTTTTCTATATCTTTTAGTTATTTAGCAACTACTGAAATAGATGTAACTGTAGGTGGTGTCTTAAAAACTCTTGGTACTCATTACACAGTTAGCGGATCAACATTAACCTTTACAGGTGGGAATATACCTTCTAATGGTACTGCAATTAAGTTTCAAAGAGATACAGATATAAGTGCTAAGAAGGTAGATTTTTCAGATGGTAGTGTTTTAACAGAAACAGATTTAGATAATAACAGCGATCAAATATTATTTGCACAACAAGAAATAAACGACATTGTAACTAACGATTTATTTAAAAGAGATGGTTCACAAACTCTTACAGGGTCAATAGTTTTTGAAGGTAGTAGTGATGATGCAAACGAAACAACACTATCAGTAACCAATCCTACTGCTGATAGGACTATTACTTTTCCTGATGTAAGTGGCACAGTAGTAACAACAGGTGACACAGGTTCAGTTACCTCAACAATGATTACTAACAATACTATTGTTGATGCTGATATAAATTCTTCTGCTGATATAAATGGTAGTAAGTTATTAAATGATTCTGTTGGTCTTACAAAACTAGGATCGGGTGCTTTACCAACAGACATAACTATAGCTAGTGCCAATATAGTAAATGGCACAATAGTAAATGAAGATATAGCTACTGGTACTTTAGATGGTAGATATTACACAGAGACAGAATTAAATGCTGGTCAGTTAGACAATAGGTATTACACAGAAACAGAACTAAATGCTGGTCAACTTGATACTAGATACTATACAGAAACAGAATTATTAGATGGTGCTTTAGATGGTAGGTACTTTACTGAGACAGAAGCAGACGCAAGATACTATAACTTATCAAGTGTAGAAGAGATACAATCAGGTGAAGCTTGGACTGCTGCTGATAATAAGGTTGCAACTACAGCAGCTATAGATGCAAGGGTTATAGATCTTGTAGATGATGTCGGTGGTTTTGTACCAATAGCAAATGAGACAAGTTTTCCTAATGCTAATCCTGATATAAATAATGGTGCTGGTACTCTTGTCAGTGTACCTTTAGCAAACAATATTACGTCTAATGGTAGTGGTGTTATTTCTATATCAAATGGAACGGTAGGAAACTCTACAGTTACTATCAATGGTGCTACAGCCAGTACAACTTTTACTCAAGGTTTTGGAATAATTGTTGAGACAACATCAACTCTTAATACTTATACATTCCATAGATATGTACCGAAAGCAACTGAAGTAACTACGGTTGCTGGCAGTATATCTAATGTCAATACAGTTGCAGGTGCTATCAGTAATGTAAATACCGTAGCTGGTATAAGTGGCAATGTAACTACAGTTGCAGGTATTTCAGCAAACGTCACTACTGTTGCTAATGATGCCACAGATATAGGTAATGTCTCAGGTAGCATTGCAAACGTAAACACTACAGCAGGTTCAATAAGTAATGTAAATACAGTTGCAGGGTCTATTGCTAACGTAAACACTGTTGCTGGTAATAACACTAATATCAATACTGTTGCTGGAAACAACGCAAACATAACTACTGTTGCTGGTATTAGCAGTAACGTAACAACAGTCGCTAATGATGGTACTGATATAGGTTTAGTTGCTGGATCTATTGCAAATGTCAATACAACAGCAGGGAATATAGCAAATGTAAACACAACTGCTGGTTCTATTTCAAACGTAAATACTGTTGGTTCTAATATTACAAACGTAACAAACGCTTCAAATTACCTAAATAATTTTTTACAACTATACTTAGGTGAAGCATCATCTAACCCAACTGTTGATGGTTTAGGAAATGCAATCACAGAAGGCGATCTGTACTTCAACACTGTTGATAAACGTCTTCGTGTTTTTAACGGATCTATTTTTGCAAATGTTGGTGAAGGTGCAGTAGAGGTTGCAAAGTTTGCTACAGCAGCTTTTAATACCTTATATACAGCTTCAGCAGGTTCTAATAGTATAGACTTAGGAAGTCTTGCTATAACAGGTGCAGTATTTGCAAACGAAGCCATTGCTGGTATTCGTGCATCCCTCGCCAAAGGATCTGGCACTTACAATCTAGGAGGAGTTTAACTTACCATGCCTGACCAATTACAACTTAGAGGTGGTACAACTACCGAACATAATTCATTTACTGGAGCTTTAAGAGAAGTCACAGTAGATACTACAAAAAAAACAGTAGTAGTCCATGACGGATCACAGGCTGGTGGTACTCCACTAATGAGAGAAAGTGGTAGTAATGCTGCGTCTTCTGTTCAAATAGGTAGTGGTGGTGTTAATGCTTTAACTATTGATGGCAGTCAGGATATAACTCTTACAGGTGCTAGTGCTAATGTCGTTTGGGACAAGTCAGATAATGCTTTTGAGTTTGCTGATAATGCAAAAGCTGTTTTCGGAATAGGATCAGATTTAGAGATATATCATGATGGAACTCATAGTCACATTGTTGAAAAAGGTGGTGGTAATTTAGCACTACATACTAACTCTGGTGGTGAGATACAACTTGCCAAAAATGATAGTGGGCAGTATGAAAATATGCTTCGTGCTATACCTGATGGTGCAGTCGTATTAGCATACGACAACAGTACAAAGTTTGAGACAACCTCAACAGGAATAAAAGTAGACCAAATTTTAAATTTAGATGGTAGTACTCCTCGTGTGCAAATGAGACCTACTGGTAATGAACAGTCTCATAGAATTGAATTTTATAACGCTGCTGACTCTATGGTAGCTAGGATTTTTGGTGATCCGTCAACAGGTAATTTATCATTACAAACTGGGGGGAATGGTGTAGAAGAGGCTGTTAAATGTATAGCAAACGGAGCAGTAGAGCTATATCACAACAATGTTAAAAAGTTTGAGACTACAAGTTATGGAACACTAATTACTGGCGAATGTAGAGCGTCAAGTAGTTTTCAACTATTAGACAATGGTTTGTTGAAGTTGGGAAGTAGTGATGATTTTAGAATTTTACATGATGCATCAAACACTTTTATACAAAATGATACAGGTAATTTAGTATTAGCTGCAAATAGAGGTGGAGATGTTGGAGGACAAATATGGATTGATGCTTTAAATGGAGAACGATCTGCTAAATTTTACGCTAACGCACAAGTAGAACTCTTTTATAATGGTACAAAGCGTTTTGAGACTACAAGTGAAGGAGCGTTATTTAGTGGTGCTGTAGGCATTAACGGAACTAATTTAACTCATGCAGTTAATACACTTAAAATTGGTCATGAAGGAGGTGGAGTTCATCAATTAAGAGCATATGGACCAGATACATCTACTAATGGCAAAATACAATTAAGGTCTTCTAGAAGTGATGGAACTAATAGTTTTACTATAACCTACGATGGTAATTTATCATTTCCTGATAATCAAAAAGCTACTTTTGGAACAGGTGATGACCTAAAAATTTATCACGATGGATCAAATTCTTACCTAGATAATAGAACTGGTAATTTAGTCTTAATGGCTAATACTACTGATATAGGTGCAAGAATTATACCCAACGGATCTACAGAACTTTATTACGACAACAGTAAAAAACTTGATACAACTGCCGATGGAATTGTAGTACGAAAACTATATCAACAAGAAGCATCAAACTCAACTGCTGTTGTTTATGCTAGACAATGTTTCAGGGATAGTATAGGTGCAAACGCAACAAGAACAATTACTTTGTCTGGTGTAATTTATGGTAATGCCACAATTTCAATAGGTTATTCTGATGGTAATTTTCATTTTGTAACCTTCAAAGCCACAATGGGTGGTGCTATGTATTCTATATCAAATGGTTATACTGTAACTGAACAATTAAATTCTAGGAATGGAGTCAGTAGTATTACTGCTACTAAAAATAATGCAAATTATGTAGTAACTATTGTTGCCGGAACAAATCAAGTATATGGAAGTATAGTTGTAGAATCACATAATTATGATAATAATAGTAAACCTACAGTTACTTTGAGTTAATATTGCTTTAGTACATACCTATAGCTACACTTTAAAATAATTACAAAAATCTTATGTCAAAATTATCTGAAAGATGTGAAACTCGTAAACAAGAAGCACAAACTCTTGCTGATAAGTTTAATAATGTAAAAGCAGAAATTGAAAAGTTGCAAAAAGAAAATGCTCAGACATATCAAGAATTTCAATCTAAAAATGCACAGTTAATAGAACTAACTGAATTGTTACGAGAAGAAGAAGGTGTAAAAATATCAACAGGAAAAGAAACTTCTAGCGAAGTTGTAGAATAAAGTTAAACTATTATTAAAAGTTATTTTTTATCATGGCTATTACTTACACATGGGAAATCAACGGAACAGCTTGTAAAAGAGATGTTGCTGATGGTTACTACACAAATGTTGTCTATCGGGTAAAAGGGATGGATGACACTACAGAAAAAGCTAGACGTACAGGTGAGATAGTTTATACCAAACCTGATTCATTACCTTCTGGTTTTGTTGCTTATGACACTTCTGCAAAGACACCAGACAGTGCAACTATGATTACTTGGGTAAAAGATGCTCTTGGAACGGATGCTGTTACTGCCCTTGAAGCTGGATTAAAAGCAGAAATAGATTTAATTAATACACCAGTACAAGCAGCAGGTGTAGCTTTTTAAAGTTATTTAGATTTCTCTATCATTTGTTTTGTCATCAAACTCATGGTGACATAAAGTGGTGCTAAAGCACAGATAACCATAAAGGTTATAATGGTGACAGGCATTAATGCTTTTAAAAATGCTTCTTTAATCATATGCTTAATCGTGTTTGTCAAATTTTGAGTATTGTCTCATTTCTTATGGTATCTTCCATGAGTGCTGGGGCATTTCTCACTTACAGATTTGTAACATCAGAACAGTTTAAAGCAAAGGTTATGAATGAAGTTCTTGATAATGTACAAGGACTTATGCCAAAGATATTAGATAAGGGTTTACCAGATATGACAGGTCCAACAATACCAGAATTTAAACAGCCAAAGATATAGATGGAAATACCTGAGATAGGTATTAGAGAAATTAATATTCCTGAGGTTTATATTCCTGAGATATATAACCCTAACCCTGTCTTACCAATACCAACAAACTTAGAAATAGATGTAGCTGGTTGTACTTATCAGCATAGAGATATAAAAAATACTGGTAATACACAGCTTTTGCTTGATGACCCTAATGGAGTATTTACTACTTGCGATTCTGTTTTTCCTAGTTTTAACCCTATTGATTACACACCAGATCAATTAATAATTACAGAAGAAATACCGATAAGTAGTGAACAACCAGCAATGCCAGAAAATAAAACACCAGAGGTTCAACAACCTAAAGAAAAAGAAGAAATAAAATTAGAACCTTGTCCTAGTAAAAATGATTTAAGAATTGGTTCTTTTGTTAACGAAAAAAAATTAGAACGGATTAAGGATTATATTAGAGAAGAGAATGGCGATTGCACAACGATCTATGAAAAAGTTGATTTTAAAGATCAATACATCCCAGAATTTAGTACTGTTGTCTCTACTACTCTTATCGCTAGTGTGGCTGCGACTACACCTCTTATTCTCAACGCTATAAAACCTTTAGTAAAAAATATAATTAAAAAGTTAACAAAGAAAAAAGATAAACCTACTTCTTAGGGATTTTATGTGTATGAGGTAATACTTGATTTGGCATTGAAATAAGTTTTATACCATCACAATTTACTTGGTACTTATCTACAAATACAACTCCTAACCTTGCTTGCTCTCCACAAATCTTTAAACGATATAACTCCATTTCCATTTTTGTTTTAGATATTAATAACTCTTGAGCTTCCATATTTATTTCTGCTGCCCTATGACATAACTCTCCACCTCTACCTAGGGGAATATTAAACTGCATAGAAATACCATAATTTAAGTTATAGTTATCTTTTTCAAACCTTGGTGTTTTAGTTGTATATTTAATTTCTCCTGTATCTTCGTCATATATATCTTGATAGGTAAACTGTTCAGTAGGTCGGTTAAATGACCACGCATCTGTTAAGTATGGGGTAATTGTAAGGCTAGGAGAAGTACAAGTAATACCTTGAGAATATCTATTTTGTGGCAAGCCAGAAGGTAATATTTGCGTTGCGTTATTATTAACTACTCCTTGAGCATTTGATTGAGGAGAAGCAACAGTTGTATTAGCTAAAACTTTTACAGGGCAAAGTAATAAAATTATTGCCCAAAGACACTTGTAGTTTCTGTTGTAGTAGAAGTTGTTATGGTTCGATTTATTGTGGTGATGTTTGAAAGGCCAGCACCTTGGAGTGATTCGACTAGAGAAAAACTTTGTCCAGCTTCTTTTATTTTCCATCTAGGCACAGCTTCAAGTTCTGGACTTGTCCAACTAAATTGCACTCCACCAACTGTTTGAGTTGTACCAGCCACAGTTGAAGGGTTGATATAACCATTAACCTCTGCTGATTCAATATTATGACCTGATGCTGAGTAAGAAAAACCTGAGTTATATTGATGCGAAGTAATAGTTTCATTAATTATTGATTGAGAGGTTGAACTCGTAGTAGAACTACCCGAACGAAATTGTGGTACAACAGGAGTAGCAAGAGTTCTTACAGGTAATATTAGTAAGAGTAACAGCCAAAGTCTAGTCAATGGTTATTGTTACAGAGGTTGAGCCAATACAGCTAGTTCCGCTTCCTCCAGCAGTACAAGTGTGAATCCCAGAAGATAACGAAGTAAGTGCTAAATCTCCTTTTGTACCTCCTGATATAACTGTTGTCTGTCCACCTAATACTGGTAGAGTTGCTATACCGCTTGATGGAGTGATTGCTGATTGAGTAGCATCACCAGCTTGATATGACTCACTTAATGAAAATGCTGAACCAGCATTTGTAACTGTGGTATTTGTGGCTGTTACTGCTGCCAGACCATTAGTAACACTTCCTAAATTTAATCCTCCAATACCATTGGTAACTAAACTGTCACCTGTTCCTGTAGATGTGGTGACATTGTTTCCGCTTATGCTATAGCTGTTAGGGGCTGCATTGGTAATTACATAAGGCGAGTCAATAGAAATTTGTGCAGAGGTTACATACTTAGCCGTTATATTGGCAAAAGCACTAGATGGAGAAAGAAAAAGTATAAAAGGAATTAGTTTTTTCATTTGATACCTACTTTGTTTTTACTATTATCCACTATTTTAGGAGCATTTCCGTTACCTGTGCCACTTTTCTTCTGTCCGACTGAGATGCCATAAGAACCGAGTACCCCACTTACGAGTCCAGCAGTAAAGGCTCCGTCAATTCTTACTTTACCCATATATCCAAGAGTCATCATAGATAAACTCCAAGTCAAGATTAAAAATCTGACAGCATGACCAAACAGATCACCCCAATCAAAACCTTCTTTTTCTTCTTTTTCTTCCATGAAAAGTTAAAACTCTTGTCTAATACTAGCAAGTTAGCTATGTTTGGGAAGTAACACACAAAATCATGTTAAAAATTTTAAAACCTATCTTACTGAGGTTTCTTACTACAACTGCTTGTAAGAGGTTAGTGGTGGACTTGCTTCGGACAATCTGTAAACAGACCTCAAATACCTTGGATGATAGGGCAGTTGATTTACTAGAACAAAAACTTTTTCCAAAACTAAACTGATATGACCCATAAAGAATTTTTTAATATTCTTATTGGTAATCCTCCTCCCGAAGTAGAGCTTGAAATAGAAATAAAATGCAGAGAGGTAAAAGAATTACCTGATTTTGTTATCAAAGACTATTGTTGTGACCTTGTAAAACAAGTAAGACTGCAAGATATGTTGATTATGGCTGCACTTGTTCGTATATCTGAGGTAGAAACTAAAATTTATAGGTACGAAAAGAAGTTACATAAATACAAAAGACAAAGTAAATTAAGTCTTTTCAATACATTACGTCAAAAAATGTTTGGCAAATCGTTTAAAAAATGATTATATTAATCTAAAACGTAGTTTTTATGGATAAGAATTTTAAGATCCTAGAAAAGTTACACCTACTTCTAGCTAAAGAACTAACCGATAAGATTACAAGTGGCGAAGCAAAGGCTGGTGATCTAAACGTAGCGAGACAATTCCTAAAAGATAATGGTGTTGAGTGCTTACCTGTAGAGAAAAACCCTATGCAAGAACTGATGGAGAACTTACCAGACCTAGATGCTGTACCTGTAGCTGATTTATAATTGCAACCTTTACCTAAAAAACTACAAGACTTTAGATATTTCTTAATCGTTACTTGGAGACATCTAAATCTACCAGATCCTACTCCTGTTCAATTAGATATAGCTGAGTACCTACAATATGGTGCTAGACGTAAGATCATTCAAGGATTTCGTGGTGTAGGTAAGAGTTGGATTACTTCTACTTACGTTGTGTGGCGACTTCGTATGAACCCACAACTAAAGTTTCTTGTGGTATCTGCCAGTAAAGACAGAGCCGATAACTTCACGACCTTTACTATGCGTCTTATAAACGAGATGCCAATACTTGCTGGATTGATCCCTAGTGACGATCAGAGAAACAGTAAGGTAAGTTTTGATGTAAGACCAGCACAAGCTGACCATGCCCCTTCTTGCTCTTCTAGAGGGGTTCTAGGGCAGATGTCAGGAGCTAGGGCAGACGAAGTAATTGCAGATGACGTAGAAGTTCCTAATAATTCTTTTACTCAACCCATGAGAGACAAACTTAGTGAAGCTGTAAAAGAATTTGAAGCGATCCTAAAACCTAATGGTCGGATTACTTTTCTAGGTACTCCACAAGTAGAAAACTCTGTGTACCTAACACTAGAAGAAAGAGGATATGAAACAAGGATATGGACTGCACGTTACCCAGAACTAAAAAACAACTACGGAGATAGACTTGCCCCTAAAATCCTTAAGGAATTAACAGATGGTCTAGCCCAACCAAAAGACCCTGTAGACCCGATTAGGTTCTCTGCACAGGATCTTATGGAAAGAGAAGCTTCCTATGGTCGTAGTGGCTTTAACCTACAGTTCCAGCTTGATACAACCCTATCTGACCAAGATCGTTACCCATTAAAGATAAATGACCTTGTGATAATGCCAATAAACAAAGAATTTGCACCAGAAAAAGTAATTTGGTCTAACTCTCCCGAATATGTAATCACAGATTTGCAATGTGTAGGCTTCAATGGCGATAGGTTCTACCGACCTGCTCAACAATTTGGAGACTTCATAGAATATACAGGCTCCGTTATGTTCGTTGACCCCTCTGGTAAGGGAAAAGACCAGACCGCTATAAGCTGTGTAAAGATGCTTAATGGTAATTTATACGTCACAGAGTGTTTAGGTCTGTCTGGGGGCTATTCTGACGCTGTTCTGG